GAATCGAATAGTAATATCCGAGGGAACTGGCTGATCAGACAAACTCTTTGCAAATGCTCTTAAGGCTGTATCTGCATGGTTCGTCTTATCCAGCAAGACTGGATTACGACCAATCGTGTCAACCAAGTAATCTAGCAATATAGATATATACGATGCAGAAAAAACAGGCGGCTGAACCACCTTAACTTCTGCAACGATGTTTACATAATTAACCGTTACAACGGCTTTAGAGTCCATTAAAGTCTTCTCTTATCTTGAACTTTAATAACTCATTGATTGTTTGCTTTGAGTTATCACTGAAGGCAATCTCAATCTCACCTTCGTAATCGCCAGCTGGTTGATTTAAATCCGTAGCACCCCAAGCTAACTGGCATCTGCCACCAACACCAGTGACGTTATAAGGTGAACTAGAATTGACACTACCGTCAGCATTTAACTTACCAGCCAATTTAGTAGCAGTTATTGTTGCCAAGATAGTAGAAGAGCCTGTCGCCCGAAAGTACATCTTGACTACGGCATTACTAACGTCAATGGAGTCACCAGTATTTAGGTCAGTCAAACTCAAGACGATATAAGGTTTAGTGTCATTTCTGACAAGTTTAATTTTTTCAGCCATTTTTAATCCTTAAATTTCTGGAATCTGAATGCGAGCATCTGATCTCACATAACCACGAAGCACTCGCTGTCTTGCGGTATTAACGCCTTGCATGAAACGTGCTTGATATAGTGCGCCAGAGGATGGACTGGTATAGGGTTTTCCTGGACTCATCATGAGCCTTGCAATTGCTCCAGCACCAATCTCTTCTGCATAGTCTTCTAGTAATACATCCTCTACTAAGAGGGCGGCACGACTAGGCTTTAATGCCACACGCATAGTAATTGCGCTAGGCGATGTTGCTGATGGTCTAGGGAAGATCGTAAAGGTACGCTCATCCTTTTGAAAGTAATACTGTGGCGTACTCTTGGTTGCTACTGCACCTTCATAGCCAGTGTTATAAATTGTTGGATCGGTCACTTCATCAGGGTTGATAGCTGTCATTGCCGAACTCTTAAACCACATCTTCATTACTTTCGTCACTAAATGATTAGTGATTGGCGATTCAAAGTCATAGTCACCTGTGTTGGTAATTACGGTAATAGGATCATGGTCACGCTGAATGATCAAAGACTTCTCACAGAACTCGATGCAAGTCTTCTTAATCTCTAGCGTTGCAAGTTCCAATGTGGCTCCAGGAACATAGGGCATGACATAGTCAAGGAAGGTTGAATGTGCTTTCATACAGAGGTCATCCCATTCTTAAAGCGAACTAATAAAGCTACGCCACGAGTCTCATTGGCATATTCGTCATCTACGAGTTCTGCACGACCAACAATAAAATCTTTTAAGTACTGGTGATATTCAATCGGAATAGGGACAGTATCTCCAAGAGCAAACGTACTCAGTACTGATGAGTAGGAACCAAGAAAGAAATCTGGTCTGATCCGTTTACACTCTCGCACGACATCATTAGCGTAGTTCAAGAGTATTGCGTCTGTATAACGGTTTTTGTCCGAGTCTTTTAAGAACACTCGTGCTTCATCAATCACTGATTGAAAGGTTGCCATTGTTCACCATAAATCTTTTCTAGACCAATGGTTCGCACTGAACACATCGTCTTTGGTTGGATTACCGTTCTTGTCTTTAATGCCAGCAGAACGAGCTAAATAGTTAGCACGACGTTTAGGATCTTTATGCTGAGTAAAATCTTCCATACCCCTTAAGCCATACTTGACTAGCTTTACGTCATCGCCTTTCTTGGCGAGTACCATCTTCTTATGTGAATCTCCAGATGGAGCCTTCACAGGTTTATTAAATCCTGGGAACTCATGTCCACGGTATTGCAACTTGCCGCCTTCCTTCTTGACATTAGAGGCTTTCATTTTTTCTTTACCTTTGCGGTCTTAGCAGAATCTTTAAAGTCTTTTGCAGTAGGAGCGCCAGGAGATCCAACCTTACGCATCTTCTCTCCACTCCCAGCTTCGATGCGTTTCTTCTTTGCGTTAATGTTGGCATACAGTCCATTCTTCATTTAAGCCTCTTCGGAGTCGAGTGTTTCAGCCTTTTCTTTAAGAACCTGTTTCCAGTTCTTCCGTTTCTTTTCTTCTTGAGCCTCTTCAGTAACTACCTCTTCTGGCTCTTCGGTATATTCTTTGTACCAATCACGCTCATTCAGAACTAGCTGGTCGAAAACAGACACCATGCCTGTCTTGGTATTAATCATTTTTCGTATTGTCATTATTTAAAATGGGGAGAGTTTTCCTCCCCCCATCCGTAGGTTACTTAGTAACTACAGCGGCGACTAACGCTTCTGGCTTAACAACTTTGAAGCCAAACACGTTTAGACCACGCATGATGTTGCCAAATGTGCTGGTCGAACGTAATGTCTCTACGTTAGTAATCTGTGAGGCAAATGAAACTGCATCACGAGTACCAGCCATAATGGTTGTCTTCGAACTTGCGGTGTACAAGTTGTTAGACACATAGAGAGTAAAGCGGTCAATCATTCCCATCTTGCCGTTACGCAAGATAGAAGTATCATCACCAGTCAAGTAGGCTTGCTTTAGATCAGAGTTCTTGATCAAAGCACCCATCCATGCTGGGATAACTAACCAACGACCATCTTCTGGTACGTTCTGCTCATCCAATGCTTGACCCATATTAAGGATAGTGTCTAGGACATTAGACTTAGTTAGGGTTACTGGAGTTGCTGTTACACCTAAAGCTAGGTTGCCAGAACTTACACCAGCAGAGTTACCTTGGTTAGCGGCGGCGGCTAAAGGTGTAGTAGATGCTCCACCTGTAGATAACTGCGTTAGAACCAAACTATCGATAGCAATTTTCATTTGCTGTGCCGCATCGTTAGTGAACATGTCCATTAACTTTACGTCTGCCTGAGTTGCATCCACATCATCAACGATCACATTGAAATACTTACCGTAGTCAATGGATAGAACGATAGGAGTAGATGTAGGAACCTGTGATGCTAGGCTCATACCTTTGGTGTAATCACTAATAGTGATTGTTGGGATTGTACGGATGTTGACTTTATCGCCTTGATCCTTGATCTCACCTTCCCAGTCATTGTTCGTGATCTCACCGAGAACGGTGGATTTGTAGAACTTAACTTGAAGTTTGCCAGACCAAATCTCAGGTACAAAGTTTGCACCATACGAGTTTGTTGTACTGCCAGAGGAATAATACCCCGAGGTTACGCCGACTGCCATGATAGATTTCCTTTAAAAATGACCATGCGCTCTGTTTAGCGAATACGCTTTTCAAGTTGAGCGGCATGGATATCTGCTTCAATGGCTACCATCTGTTCGGGAGTTACTTCTCCAATCCTTGCCCTTCGGTAAAAATCTGCAATCTCAGGACGAGTCCATATTTTTTTACCTTGAGGTTTAGATTGTGTGACCGTGGTTGACGGTACAACTTGAGACTCTAAACTCCTGTTGGAAGTAGCCGCTCTTTGATCCGTTGTCTTTTTCCACGCATTAAAAAAGTTCGCGACTCTAGCCGCATCTTTTGCACCTTCCGCTTCCGCAAGGAGGTCTTGTCTACGCTGTCCAGCAAGATCATCGTATTGGTCTAGCCATGAATGAAAGGCTTTATCATCATTGATCTCAGACCAATCAGGAACCATCGCATTAAGCTTCTCATAAAAACTTAGTTCAGTGTTCTTGGTTGATGTGAATTCAAATGACTCAAGTCTGGATCGAAGATCTTCTATCTCAGAATCCTTCGAAGAGATTTCTTCTCTTGCCGCTCGTCGCATTAAATCGACTAGAGGCTCTCCATACTCTTGCACTTCCTCTGGCTTAACCAGCGCTTCTTTTGGTTTTGCGTTTTTCAAGTCATCCAATTGCTTTTGGATACGTTGCAACTGTGCTTGCAATTCTTTGTTCGCTGACGCTAATCTCGGAACCTCTGCGGTATATTTACCGTTCAAAGTTTTATATCGTGCCTCCCATCTTGGGTCTTCCTCAGATTGAGGAGCCACCGTAGGTTCTTCGACTTGTTCCGCTGGAGTAATCCCATTAAGGGATTCTGCCGATTCAGTCTGTGTATCTTCTTGAACATATTGTTCTTGAGGGACAGATTCTGATTGCGTGGCTTCCATTGAAGCTTTCAGTTGTTGAAGAGCTAATTCAGCTTTTTCTTCTGCCGCTTGCACGGCTCGTGGTAATGACATATTTTCTCCATAGACATATCACAAATCGTGTCGATGCCTATCTGGTTTATCGACAGTTCAAGTGGTGCTTGGTTGTGTTGTACGAAAACGGTACAACTCGTTAAACCCCGAAGGGGAATTACTTCAGACGGCTTAATGCCTGTCTTGCGTTCTTGGAGGATTCCAATATCTCAGACAATGTCTGAATAGAACCCTGATTCCACCGAGTAAGAACTTCGTCTTTCGTGGAAGCATTGGCAACATGTAACTCTTGAAGAGATACAGTAAACCATTCCTTAACAATTTCAAAATCAATATTGCCATCGAGCGCACTCAGCGCTCCTAGCAATCGAACATTCGGTTTAGATAAAATCACTTTTTATAATCTTGCATTGAGCGAACCCCAGGTCCACCGTTATAAGTGCATTCGTTTGGAGCCATACTGCCTGTGGCTCGAACTAATCCGCCATCATTCATCTTTGCCATAGCACCATACTGAGCAACGCTCTCTCTGCCAGAGGCAAGATCTTTACCTGTACGCATTAAGCTTGCCTTGGACTTTGTATCTCCTTCAGCTTTTTCTTTGGCGGCATACTGTGCTGGAGACACTTTGCCAGAACGAACCATCCTTGCCTCGGCACGTTCTTCTGCTCGGCTGTCTTTCCCTTTAAAGGCTGTTACTTTCCCACCGTCTTTATAGGCTTGTGGAATTACAGGCATACCACCCGAAGTTTTTGTTTTAGCTTTCATTTTCATCATTACATGACTCCGTTCATTGTGTTTGCATCCATACCGCCAGCTGGGTTGCCAGCTTCATCTATGGTTGTTGGTGAGGGTAATTGATTACCTTGAGGTGACTGTGGCATTTGCTGTGCCTGTGCCGCTTGCATCATCATCTGTGCTTGCGCCATCTGTTCTTGCTTAAACTTAATTACTTCTACATCTGGAACCAACTTATCTGTATCCATCTGTAAAGTTCTAGCAACTTCTCTTAAGAGATAGGCTCGACCTTCCATGCCGATAATCTGCATATCAATCTGATTGCCTGTCGCTGTCAAGAATTCGTTACGTCTTAACTGTAATTGCTCTTTGGCAATCAAGCCAGATGCTCCTTTAGCAATTACTTTAAAGTCACCCTTTGTGAAATTATCAGGATCGTACATCATGTTATGCACATACAATCTAGTAACAACTCCAGAAATACTCTTATCCAAAGTAGCAATGGCTTGCTTAATTCCTTTGGCGGCATTGTCCATCAACATGGATAACCCAGAGGCTGTTCGACCAGCACCGCCAGATATCCCACCGCCATATACATAGTTTGGAATACCAGTTACTTCGTCTGCTTGGCGCATGAAGTTTTGATATACCCCAAGTAAAACATCCGCATTCATTCCAGGCTGGAAGAACCTTACGGCTGGTTGACCGCCACCAGTTCTATCTGATGTTGTCTGCCATAGCTTCCACGGATACATTGAGGTAACATCTTCGCCATCAGGCAATCGATCTACCGCCACTTCAACTTGTGGACCCGAAGCAATCGCCATATTGTTTGCCAATGACCTAGCCGCCGCATTACACATAATCTGTGTATCACGCATCTGCTCTGGCAAGGCAACCCCCCAGAAGGCTCCAGGAATATCTCCCCAACTAGCAATCTCGTATGGTCGCTTACCTAAAGGATCAGGATTGATCACAGCCTTAATCACATAAGGTCCAATCATCCAAGCATTGATCTCATACTCTTTCGCAGCATCAATGTCTTTTTTGCTCATCCCCCAATCAAGGAGATGAGATCCCGAGGCAGAACCCCAGAACTCTAAAGTCTCAATCACGCCATCTTGATACAATCGGCTATGTGGTTTACCTTCCAAGTTATCTCGTTCTTGGTCGCCACTCAACCATTCTCTTAAGCCTTTATCGCCAAAGCGCTCTAAGACTTGTGTAATGTTCTCATCCGAATAACCAGGGACTCCACTTAGGGATTGCAGTTCAGTTCTACTTAAACGATGACGTTGAATTAAATATCCATCATGTACGCCAGAAGAACTAGGGGAAGGGTAGATGTCAAATGGCGAGACACGCTCAAACTCTCGGACAAAGTCAGTCGCCACGATTGGACTGAAGTCAGGACCCCATTTAATACTCTTACGTCTACGGACATTCGGTCCTTTAAAGATTGCTGTAGGGTAGGTGACAAAGTCATCAATGAAGTCTCTAAACGCTTCTTGGAACTTTCCTTGCGCCAATTGATCTTCGATCTTGTCTTCCATGCGCCGAGCGGAATCTTTTGATTCTTCTTTAAGTTTAATTTTCTCTTGATCATGAACCGCCTCTAGGCGAGTTCTAAAAGACTCAGGGTGTATCTGTGCGCCAGCTTGAACAAACTCTTCAGCCTCTTGGCGAACCATATCAATAATTGACATCTGAACTTCTGGAGGAAGTTTGGGTTCTTCAGAGGGAACTAAAGTAAAAGGGCGATCATCCAATGACTGCATCACATCCCGAATCCAAGAAGCCGCCGCCCGACACTTAATGTCCGTGAGGCGCATATAAATATCTGAGCCACCTGTCTTGGCAATCTCAATCGCACGGTCAGGATCATATACCCCCCGACGTTGTCTTTCGCACTGCAACAATCTCTCGACAGTCTCTTGCTTAACAAACTTTGCTTTCTCCCAACAAGCTTTAATGTATGCGGCGAGTTCGATCTCAGCCAGTTCGAGTGCATCGCTTTCTGGTGTCAAGGCTTTGACATCAATCTCTATTGGTGGTTTTGCAATCGTTATACTCATGTCCAACCTTTATTGGATGTTGTTTTAACTAACCGTACTTTCGGACCAGTTAGTCCATTTCGAATTCTCATACAGGCATACTGCAAAGCATCCTGTATATGTGACATATCATCTTTGACAGGACGATCTCTAAATCGTGCTGGACCACTCGTCTTCAGACGCTCATACTTATAGCGCCCATTAAACCCCTTACGCAACTGCGTACAAGATGGATCTAATAAAAACCCAGGCTGACCATCAGTCATCTTCGTTAAGAAGAAAGCCACAGCCTCACGCCTTGGAATCCAATCATTAGTCGCCGCTGGTTCAGTGGGGATACCTAACTCTAATAATTCTTGTAGACAAGTTCTTTCATCCGTCTGCGCCCGAATATTCCCAGCTGGATCACCAGCCGATACTCTTTGGAAACTGGCGTATTCGTTTAACAAGACAGGCTTCACAATGTCATTAGCGAATTGCCGAATACCCATGTCTTGAGAAACAATCTCTTTTAAAACGATTACCTGTCCTCTAGGGGACTGTTGCATGATGACGCAACTTGGAGTTAATCCAAAGTCCCAACCAAGAATGATTGGCAACCCATGCATCGGCTTTAATGACTGGCTCGCTACATGAGCCTTGTCATTGAACTCTGGATAGACAGGCTTACCATCTGCCGTAGTTCCATAGTTTCCCAATAGGAAAACATTAATCCAGTTGTCATCCTTACCGCCAATCTGGTTTAAGTAGTACTGATACCCATTGGGTAAGTTGTCTATGTTTTCGGCTTCTGGGTTCGGCTTGTAGGTTTCGCCCTCTTTGTAAAGTCCCCCCGCTTGGCGGAAGAAATCCCAACCTTCTGGGGTGGCTTCTTCGGCAACCTTGTAATACCAAGAGTCGTCGTCTGGGGGATTGGTGTCGAGGATGACTCCACTCCAAGTGGGTCCACCTTTAATTCTGGCTGGGTAACGTCCGACCCTTTGGGTGACCATGTCAAATATTTCTTTAGGAACTTCAGAACACTCATTTATCCACGCTCCAGTTAGTTCAAGGGATCGAAGTTTCCCTGTCTCACTCGCCTTATCTAAGGCTAAAAATAAAACTTCCATCTCTAAAGACGTACCGTCACCAATATCATTAATGGTCGCCGTGGATGTTATGGGCGTATCCCATCTAATGGGTGCAACGTGACTAGGAAACCATGTCTCCCATGTCTTAATCGTCGTAGACTTTAACTCTGGATAAGTATTTCTGATGATTGCCCAGCGTGTTCTTCTTACTCCATCCTTAGACGGAGCCTGTTGTAACGCCCTAGCCATGATCTCAACGCAACAACTAGAAGATTTACCAGATCCAACTGGTCCCATTAACCCTCTAACAAATGCATTCGATGCATGAAAGTCTCTTGCCCTCCCACCAGGAGGGACGTAATTAACCACATCATCATCTTGTGGCTTTGGTAATGCACTCATTTACCAGTTGTATTCAAGTTAAACACGACTCCTTGTCCAGAAGCCTCCATCTTGATATCCGATAAGTTCGGCAATGACTTGTCCAATAAGATCTTGATCGCAGTTATCTGCGTTGGCGCAAGCTGAGTCTTCCCATCTATATGAGTCATCAATCGATTAATCAATTGACTAGCTTGTATCTTCGCCCTTACTTGGTCTGAATGATATTTACTGATCCGTGCCGCCATTTTATTGCTCCATGTTTATGCAGTTTTACGATGCGCCATCTCAAAAGACTGCATCAAACCGCCTATTAACCTCTCTACATCCTGAGGACTATTAAAAAAATCTAAACTTACTTCAGTTTCATACGCCATTGGCTCACCATGGACGTATACCACCCCCTGTATCGTCACATCTCTAGGCGCATATGCTTGTTTAAATGCCGATGGATACGTCACAGATACCCCTTTAAGGGGTTCATAACTCTGTAATAAGCGCTCAAGTTCTGCTCTAGTCATATAACTCCTGATGAATGGTGGGGTACTTACTGGGATCAAGGGTTTGGATGTTCCCAAGAAATTTCGTCAGACCAATGTTCCCCCAAAAAAATTTAGGAAGAGTCGTGTTCGCTAGGGTATTAGCGTTGGAGTCCTCAACCCCCGTCCATACCGCCACAAAACCCAGCCATGGGGGTGGGTTGGTCGGATACAGATGGTGAATCCGTAGGTATGTCTTTGTAATCAATCACTTATAGAAGATTGTGCAAGATTTGTGACTTTCTTTTCGGTGTTGCCCCCTCTGTGAGGGGCAACCCCTTGTCTTTTTTCTAGGGAAATCAACTGTGTCCCTCTTCTCATATTTATCCCATTGTTTTTAAACAAAGAAAGGTATCTGACTCATGAACACTATCGTACTCAAATCACTCTTAGCATTCTCATATCTTCTTGCTTACGCAGTCTTTGCTTTATTGATCATTCGACCTGATGTAACTAGCTATTGGTATCTGCCATTTGATTCATCTGTTGTTTGCATCTTAATGCCCTTTGTAATGCATCTAATGATGTATTTGGATAAGGACTTTGGTATGAGGGGGAATTGATGTATTCCGAATACCGTGAGTATGCAAGGCAGTTTCGTGGCAAGAAGGATAAGCCTCTGTCTTACAAGGAGTATCTACTTCGTAGGACTGGTAATCAACAGCAGTCTTCCCAGCGATTAACCCAACAGATCGCTTTGAAACTCCAGTCTTATTAAACCTTTTATCTTTTCCCCCTCTTTGAGGGGAAAAGATATTTTTTTCTTTCCTCTTACTACTAATCGTTGTTCTTTTAATCTTTTTTAACCATAAGGAGTCTGTCATGAATCAAACTATCGTATCCCCATCAGTAAAACAACTCGAGACACTAGCACGATTGGGTGTCACAGAGATCCCAGCAACTAGATCTGAGGCAAGTAAGTTAATTACTGCTCGGATTGCCAGCCGTGATATGCGTCCAGCTACGGATGCACAGAAGGGTAGAGCATCTGCACTTGGCGGTAGGGATTTGCCTGGTGCTGGTGTTCGTGAGCAATCTACAGCCATCTATCTACTAGAGGCGCTTGCTCTTATCCACGGATCTGATATCGGATCACCCGAGCATCAGTCATATGTAGAAATGTTGCAATCTAGGGTTGAAGAGCGTTTCTTCAAGCCAACAGTTGTTGCATTGGTTACCGAAACTATTCAAGAACCAGCATTAATTTAAACGCTTAAGTGCCGACACACTAGCGCCATTCAATCGCCTCGGGTTGTCGGATCCGAGGTATCTCAGAATCACCAACACTTAACCATGGGGACTGAAGCGTAAGCGGAAGTCACCACGGTGCAGACTTGCACATCATATTTCCGTGCAATTAGTTACCTAACTTACAAGGAGAATCAATCCATGTTTGAACCGTACAAATCAGAACCAACTAAACATGATCACAAACTAATGCACTTACTGATATTTATCTGTGCATTGCCTATAACCCTGTTCATCTTTGCTATGTGGATTAGCAATGACTTTGCTAACCCATTACTTTTATTTGCATACGCTGTATGCTTCTTTGCTTTTCTATTCATAACTGTATACGAATGGATGCAACTATTCGATAAGGAGATCTAAATGATTACTGAAACAATCTCAGCAGAAGAAGTATTAAAAGATGTAAAAGATTTCATCTTGAAACATACCCCATATAGGGGCGATGTCTTAGATCTTATCTTTGAGTGCGTTAAAAAAGATAGTGTGGATGAATTCAAAGAGCCTGTCCTTAACATGCTTGTTAAATACTGCCAATCACATCCCCAAGAAATGGGTGCTGTGTTCCGTTCACTGTTAACGATGTATCCAAATGATACTGAGGATCATGAGCAATTCTTGTTTGACATATCAAAGATATGTAATCAAGCTAAGAATAATCTAGCCAAGTATTACTTGTTCGACAGCATAGACTTGTATACGACTGGCGAGTCAGAGCATTTGATTCCTTGCTTAGACTGTCAGGAAGAGGTTAACGACCACATGTGTGATCTGTTGTCCGAGCCAAACAGTCGGGCAGAAATCATTAAGTTAATTAAATGGAAGGTCAAGCGCTGTAACGACTGTGAAGAATGGGAACTTGTTGAGGATCTCAGAGGTACTTATCAAGACTCTCAGGTATGTCGTACCTGTATTGACCAGTCCTATCAATATATGAGTCGATATGAGTCATATGTACACAATGAAGATGTTAGAAGCGCCATTAATGCAAATGGTGATGACATTGAAATTCACTTTGAGGATGGCGACTATTCATACAACGATAGATTGGATTCTTATGTTCATGATGATTATGAATGCGATGATGAGGATGATGACGATGATGACGATCGATGTCATGACTCGGACGAGGTACTCACTTCGTATCACGCCCATAAGAATTCGTTTAGACCAATCAGTTCCACATGGACTGATATTAATAAGCGATTCTTTGGCATTGAATTAGAAGTAGAAGTTTCTAATATGCAACGCTTAGATGTAGTTCATCGCATTAATGATGTGGTTAATGAGGGCAAAGTCGGGCAACGATGCTTCTTTGAGATGGATGGATCACTGTCATACGGCTTTGAAATTATTACTCAACCGATGGGTTTAGATAACCATAAAGAGTTTTGGAAATGGTTAAACACAGACACTAAGAAGGATCTGCTATCTCATAAGACAACAACTTGTGGGTTACATATCCATGTTAGCCGTAAGAATTTAAGCAAACTTCAACTCGCCAAGATTGTTACCTTTGTCAATAGTCCTGACAACAAACCCTTGATTGTAGCAATTGCCAGAAGATATGGAACGAACTATGCATCTATTGCTAGTAAGAAATTAGGGAGTGCTTGGAAGTCTCAGTATGACAGAAGAGAGTCAGTCAATCTCCAGCCTAACGAGACAATTGAATTCCGAATGTTTAGGGGTTCTCTGAAGTACGAATCTGTTATGGCGGCTCTCGAGTTCTGCAACACCTTGGTTCAATACTGCAACGATACATCTGGCTACGGCTTTGATCTTTCTTCACGGTCATTCATGAAGTTTGCCACCTCACCAGACATGATTGAAGACACCAAGTTCTTGTTGCCTTACCTTACGCATCGTTCATTTGAAAACAATACAGGAGAGTAGCATGTGCATATTAATTCATCACACCGAGAAGACAAAGTTCTCACAAGATTTACTGGAAGATTTCTATAGCTTTAATCCAGATGGTTTCGGCTTAATGTATGGCGATGGCAACAAGATTCATGTTACTAAATCGTTAGGTACTGTAGAAGAAACAATCAAACTGTACGAAGATTTCGCAAAAGGTCGTGACTGTGTCATTCATTACCGTATGAAAACACATGGCAAGATTGACATGATTAACTGTCATCCATATGAGATCACAGAGAATCTATGGGTTGCTCACAACGGTATTCTTCAAGCGTCTAATCCTATCTTCTTAGATATGTCAGACACATGGCATTTGATTGAATACATTCTTAAGCCTATCGCTCTTCGAGACGAGAACATATTCTTTAACGAAGACTTTCAAGACTATCTTGCCAGCCTGATCGGCTCATCTAATAAGTTAGCCTTCTGCCACGCTGATGGTCGTACTGCAATCATCAACAGGAAATCTGGTGTCGATTACAAGAATGCTTGGCTATCTAATACATATGCATGGTCAGCATCAAAGTACGGTATCGGTAGTGCTATAGGTAAAACTTATTACACCTACGGTGCTGACTGGTGGTCAGGCAGTAAGAGCAGTATTATGGAACCACTAGACTACAACAGCAGTTATGTTGGTGAAGTAACAAGGCGTAAGTTTAACTACGACAAGGTCATTCGTGCCGCCTACAACTCATGGGTTCGTGGCGAATCGAGGTTGCTTGACTGGGTTATACAAGCGCCAGAGAAAGCTGGCTTCCTACTACAGGAATTCCATAACTTCTCTGATCAAGAAATCGATCAACTGGTAAATGCATATCCAGAAGATGCCGCAGAGTATTTGAGCGAACTATTTCAGACAGACTCGGTTGGTTCAACTGTGTATCAGTAGGTCGATGGGGCTACCTTCGGGTAGTCCCAACTCAGGAAGTATCAAACAACTTACAAGGAGCAATTCATGGAACTTAATCTAGATCAATTCTATGGTACTGAACAGTACTACAAACATCCATTCACTTCATCGGTCTATACCGATGGTGTTAAATACTTTGCAGAGACAGCTGGTGCTTACTGGTTCTTAGACATCGTTTTCTCAGAGTACACAAGGCTATTTAGTGTGGATGATTTCTTATCTATCACCCTTAAGGTTGGCGAATCAGGCGCTGATATATCAGTAACCGATGGCAACGAAAACATTATTACTGCCCAAAGTATTGCTTTTACTGACTGCCCAAAGGGAGAGTATAAGTTCTTCTATACCAATGGCGTTTTAATGTTAACCACGGAGTACTAAATATGTATCTAACTAAAGAGCAAAGGAAGGCACTCAAGAAAACTTGGTGTAGAAATCAACAAGACTTAAGTTACCGACAGTTCAGGAAAGGTGTAGTGGACTGCGGTGACTACATCATGGTGCAATGGTGCGGTATGTGGCTAGGCATTGAACAAGATGGGTACACACACTCATGACTACAAATCTAAAAACTTTGGTTCAAGAAATATATTTTGACATTTGCGATGTAGTTTATGGTCAATCATATACGGATCTAGGCTACGACAATAAGCTTGATTTTATGTTGTGCCAACGAGACAAATTGTTTCGTATTGAAAAACTACTAGAGAAAATTAAGGAAAACAAATGACAGATCAAGAAAAACTAAACCGTATTGCAGATTGTCTGCAAAAAGTCTATAACTATTTAGATGGTGTAAAAAACTATGATGACCTTGGTGATGCAATAGGTTGGACAGCTGAGGCTAAAGCAATCGCAGAAGGTGACATGGGAAGCTTTGCATGAGAACTATAGTCCATGTTAATCAACACATCATTAAATCAAATCACAAGACAGGCGAAAGGGAACCTGTATTAACAATCAAAACGCACAAGTCAAATACTTATGCACACGAAGTAGAAATTACTGGACCATGCAAGGTTGTCTACTCACCAGACAAACCTTTATCTTGCGGCGCAAGAGTATGGCTTGAGACTTATGGTGAGGTACATATAGGGAAACAAACATAATGGGCATCTATGAAATACAACACTACACACTTTGCGATGGATGGGTTAACACCTGGTCTATTGAAGAACCTAATGGCGAATCCAAACCACAGGTATTTAATACATTCGAAGATGCTGTATCAGCACTCGATGAATTTCTTGATGATGAGTTGTATGAATATCAGCAAGGCAACATTGATTCTATGTATGAAAGGGATGAGTTCCAAATTGTGGAGGTCACATCGTCCCCATGAACATAATATATAAAGAGATTAAAAAAATAATTGACGAACACAAAGCTGAAATAATTGAAACAAGAGAATGGTTCTACGCTCTATACGATTCAGATTATGAAGTCAATGTTCACGATCACTTGGAGAATGGTTACTTTCAAGTCAATCTTTACCCACGCAAAAACGGTGTAACTAATTGGAGCGTTATGTATAACTTGTATTCACTACAGTTTGAAGGATAAACACGGAGGAAGTATGGATTTTCAAAAAGATTTAAATGTTGGCGAATATATTGTCATGGGTTGTGGATCAGTTAACGGCAAAATGGATCAAATTTGTTCTTTAACGTATTGGCGTAACAGTCCTGACAGAGCCAAGAATCAGATGATTGAGACTTGGAAAAGAGATAAAGCCAGTGTGTTTTATTTGTTAAAGGTTGAACGAGTTGTATGTTCGGGCAACGTACCAATAATTATTGATCTTCCCAAGCCTGTTGAAAGGGTTAATTTAACACTGGAAAAAGCCGAAGGCGATGACTGGAATGTTTATCAGGAGGAAGCATGACTACAACACTTGGCTGTATTTATTCCCGACGAATTACTAAGACTAGTACTGGTAACCCGAAAGTCTATTGGGAAACCACCTTTAATGGTGAACTAATTACAGCACCAAGCCTAAAGAAATGTAGGGAATTAGTGGCACTCAGAGAGTCCGCATTGATGGACTTCCTGTCTGAATGTTTTATAACTAATTAAAGAAAGGACTGTATGAAATATAAAGTTCAACTAGCAAGAACCGAATACCTCTCGCAAGAGATAGAGGTTGAAGCAGACAGCGAGGATGAGGCGCAAGATCAAGCTTGGGATCTATCAGGCGAATGGGAATGCGTTAGTGCCGAAGAGTTTACTAATGGCATTGAATGCCTAGAGGAAGAGGAGATTGATGAAGAAATATAAAGCTTACGCAACCATGTCAGTTGATCTTGTTTGTGATTTTGAATTAGAAGACGATGACGAAAATAACTTAAATCCTTTTGCTTACGCTAAAGCTTGGTTAGACGGCGACAGCTTTACACAAATAGTTAACTCTGGTGATTGGAAAACTTACGATGTAGTGGAGGTTACATGAAAAATATATTAGTTGTTAGAGCATACAACCAGTTCGGTGAATGGATGGATGATCTAGGTCAATTTGAAACTAAAGAATCAGCAGAGATCTGTTTACTTCAAGCTAAAGAGGGTGACTCAGGGGATGAAGATTCTTGGAATTACCATATCGAAGAGTACTAAATAGGAGAAAGACAATGAAAGATTGGGATGTAGATGCACATTGGTTTGAAGAAGCAAAAAAACAATTACTTAATCGCAAGATTGTTAAGGTTAGGTACATGACCGTCGATGAAATGAATGACCTCGGGTGGTACTCACGACCAGTAGTAATGATTCTTGATGACGGCAATATCATTTACCCATCTAGGGATGATGAAGGTAATGACGGTGGCGCACTGTTTACTACTAACGAAGCTAACCCTGTACTACCAGTACTAAAGTACTAAGATAGAAAGAAAATTATGAACATAGATGTTACAGAAGAAATCACCGATAGTCGGAGATCCGTGCCACAGTTAGACCATCAGATAGGATATGTTTACTACAAATATATGTCACCTACCCATTGGAAAGGTAATGAAATATGTCAAGTCAGCGTTGAATATACTTGGTTCGGTAAAACTGAAGTCTCCCTTCGATGGGGATCAGGCGGTATCAACAAAGGCTTTACAGATATTGAAATAGCTGACGCTATGGCGACTGCCTTTACAAGAGCGGCTTGTCGTTTACGCCAATTAGAAGATGAACATATAAGGGAAAACACTAACTAAAAAAATTTAAATAAACACATTAGCAATGCTAATATATTTATTAGCATTACAACTAAAAATAAGGACAATTAAATGAATACAATTGCAATCCCAGAATCAGATGCGGTTACACAAGTAGTTAGGGTTGACCCTCATAAAGGGCAAAGAATTGGTGCAGTATCAAGCCAATGGTTTTCAAGACCAGATGATCAACGCTTTACCTCACTTGAAGATTTAGAAACAGCAGTCATGGCTAGGTCAAGCAACGCAACACAAAAGATTATTGATGTTAAGGACATCAGCATTACCGCCAACGCTAGTGATTCAGAAGGTCTTAAAGTTGAATTCAATAATGAGCAGATGGATTCTACACATTGGTCATTCGGTCAACTGTCTGGACTTGCTGGCGCACCGTCTGGCTATCTGCGTAAACTACCATCCGTTATTGCTGGCATCAACTTACAGTATGGTCTTCAGAATCTCCGCACCGAAAATGTCAAGATGTTTTACAACTCAGATAACCAGCAGTTGTTAGCCGCTACAGGTACAGAGTATGGTCGAGTATTCGATTGGGAATTGGTTAAAGCAGTCCGTAAGATTGCTGGCAATGGGGTAGGGGATACACGCTGGAAAGTTCCAGGCGCTATCAACTGGAGCAACATGACATACAACCCCTTTGTTGACATTACCAAAGATACAACCACGCTATACGCTTCTGATAGGGATGTCTTCATGTTTCTTGTAGATGACACTCGTCCTATTGAAATCGGGAAGCTAGACAATGGTGATCCTGATTATGTCTTCCGAGGATTCTATGTCTGGAATTCTGAAGTAGGGTCCAAGACATTAGGTATTTCTACATTCCTATTCAGAGCAGTCTGCCAAAACAGAAATATCTGGGGAGTACAAGACATCAGCGAGGTAACAATTCGTCACTCAAGGAATGCTCCAGCAAGGTTTGCTCATGAGGTTGCGCCAGCGCTATTAGAATACTCTAACGCATCCGATAAGAATATTATCATTGGGATTAAGAATGCCAAAGATACTATTGTTGCTCGAACAAAAGATGATCAAATGAAGTTTCTTGGAACCCAAGGGTTTTCCCTTAAACAAGCTGATAAGATTATTCAGCGTGTGGTCAATGAAGAGGGACATGATCCAAGATCTATCTGGGACTTTGTTCAAGGTATCAGCGCAGTTGCTAGAGATATTGGTCATACCGATGACCGAATATCTATGGAAAGACAAGCTGGTAACTTGCTCAAAAAGGTTGCTTGAATACTTTATTTTATCTATAAAAAAGGTTAATATGAAAACAAAATGACATCAAAAAATCTGAACAATAATCCAACAAACAATACCGATGCATGGGAAAACCATGTTCGGTACGAAATTATGGATGCTTGCACAGACACAGAAAGATTATTAGCAATAACAGATACGCTTTTAGAACTAGAAAGTCTCGATCTTATTCCAGATCAAACGGCTGATCGCCTGTTTGATATGATAAGAAATATCAACGAACTAAGTGGTTAACATGGATACAAGTGTGACGGAAACGTCACGCTTGTATGCACTGTTTCAAAGACAGTACACCATATTTCCGTGCAACGTACCTAATATTTCCGTGCAAAAAATATCCCAACCACTCAAGGTGGTTGGGATTAAGCCTATGAAAGGTTCGCTACAAACCATTTTGATCACAGGAAGGAGGATATGTTGTAGACACAAACAAAAAAACCACTACATATAGTGGTTAGAAGGTCTATCTTATTGAATATTAATATACAGTGTTTGAATATTTTTATCAAGCATTGCTAATATTTTTCTGATCATCCATCCAACTCCACAAACCATCCATCAATCCCCTTTCAATCGGGGTTAATGCGTCCAATATCTTACGGCGCAATTTCCATGCCTTGTAGTTTGTAGTATTAAGTTCTTTCGCACACTTGCGTACACTTAGCGACAACATCGCACGGTAGATGTCATCCCTTGGCATACCTAAATTCCCCCACCCAGAGTACTTATCAGCCAACAACCTTGCAGAGATCTTTCGCTCATCAGGATCTCCGTACATCCAGTAAGTCCAGGCAATCGCCATTTCACCTTGGCGTTCAACGAATCCCATGATCATTGCACCCTGTGCATGGAAGTCATAAGCCGTTAATGCCTCGCGATTTTCATTCCTAATTTTTTCTTTGATTAAAAATACGTTGTGCGGTTGACTAATAATGGTCTTATGTTTGACCTTGAAAGCGAATCGTATTGCCTGATCTGGAGAATTAAACATTACAGTTCCCCTATAACAACATTCAAACTATCCCGATCTCCCCATTCCTTAGTAATAACGCACAGTACTACTTGGGTATCGTCCTCGTAAACAACCCTATTTAAAGCATCCAAAACTATCTTCCCGACATTGTCTACGTCTGGCTTGGTCGGATGAATCAACTGCCTCTCTGCCAATTCTTTCTTAGTCTTAGTCCAACTTTTAGGAATCTTGTACTGAGCAGAAATTAAAGCTGCAATCATCCCTGTCCAAGGAGTTTGATCTCCCAGTTCATGCCGTGCCGCATCCCTTAAAACGCTCTCGTATGAGCGTGTTGTCGTGGGGGTGATAGCAACCCCTGTCTTGCGTACAAAATGCGGTCTGCCTTTGCCTATGACTTTGCCGTAAATAGTAAACTCAACTCTCTTCCCGAACTGGAATGACTTTTCTATAGTCATAGCACCTCGTTTCTGCTGGAGTGTTAAATCGTTTACATCTATTTCCCCCAAGTTTTTGATCAAAGAATCTACATCCATCACAAGTTAACCCCCTAATAGTTTTCGTTCCTGACGCTCGTTTGCTTGTTGCGTTCTCCATATTTCAATCTCCAGTTCCAAACTTCTTAATAAGAATCTTTCTTTACTTTCGCTTTCAGTTGCCGTCTCAATACTTTTAAGTAATGCCACATAATCATCATGGGCATATGCATCACGCTCCTGACCAGAGGCTGTGTTAATGCCTTCTGACTGTGCTTGCTTCATTAGCATGGCAATCTTTGATTTCTTGAAGTCTTCTAAGTAACCTTGATGCGCCTTGATAGTGGAGTAGATAACCCCTTGAGCCTTGTAATCTTCTAACAACTGATCGATATCTTTAAACATCAGTTGCCTCTCTTAAGAGGTTCATCGCAAAGCGATAGACATCACAGAACTCATAGCCTTCTTTGCCAGTAAATATCTTAGTAGCAATCTCTTCAATTTCTTTATCGCTTAACTTCTTTAATGGGTATAAGGGGAAGAGATTAAACATGGGGTTAGGTGGCAACTCTTTAAACAAAACCCCACTGTCCGATATGTATGCAGTTGGTTTCATTTCAGAATTGCAACGCAATTGCGGTGCAGTTTCTGGCAATTGCGGTGAGCATCTGTGCATCGTATGATTGGTAATTTGTGTACCACAAGTTAAACAAGCAAACCATACTTCCGCAACATAAGTTCTGGATTCAGTCATCGATCATTCCTTTCTTTCTGCGCTAGGGCGCATTGTTCCGCATACTTTTTAGGTATGTCTGGATGCCAGCCTCCAAGTAACATGGAGCAAGGCACTTCTTGAACACCTTCCTTTCTAGCTAACTCAGTTAGGAAGATTACAAATCCACACAACATAATCCCCACAGAAAGTACAATCACCTCAATCAATCTCATAGTTTTATTAATCCTTTCCTAAACGCAATGAAGTATGTTTTTACTATTGCGGTCAAAATAAAATCTCTCTTCTCCGCCTTGTCCATCTTCATTCCTTGGTCATACTCTGTATGACAGCGATAGCAGAGCCATGCCACCATCGAATCGTCAGCTTTAATACCCTTGCCCTTGCCATGCTCAAGAAGGTTAGAGTGCGCTGATACCACGGTGTCATCATTGCCTCCACACATCACGCACGACTGTCCTCTTGCCAAGTCCAGCCACTTGCGACTTCTGAATTGCGTATTCAAATAGATCCCCTATTGGTGTGAGTTTTGCCCAAGGCAATTCGTAATTAAACTTTCCCTCTCGCACAGACGGTTTTAAATTTTCTGGTCGAAATATGCTTTCTCTTGGAGCAAACCCGAGGATATGAGCCTGGGTTTTCTCGATCTCGACCAGAATAAATATATCCGTGTCGCCTTTATCTTTATGCTGTAGCACTTGTAAAGCTTGGTTATTCCTATACGGTCTAGTCTTTACATCACAACTCAATCCCATGTAAACACAATCAATACCGCCAGATCTAGGTTCAGCAGACATGTCAAAAAATACATTGAGATATTTACATACAGCAATCTCACCAAGCACCCCATCAATCTCTATCTCAAGAGGATCTCTGAAGCCAATCATTCGATCTACAACTCCAGCATTACGATTTACTAACTGTCTTGACAAAGCAATCTCAGTTCCCCTTGTAGCTTCCGATGGATGAATTGGACTATGCACAAAGAACTCACTCATTTACGTCTCCTTGACTTTAGCTTGATGTGCTTTTCTAAAGCTGTCCCACCTTGAGTCCAATCTATATTTGGTACTACACCAGCTGGAGGCTGTTTACCAATCTCTAAGCCACCTTCACACGCATAGATAATTTTTACGCCAGCAATATGAGCCTTTAGTCTCAAATGAAACTCTGAGATATTTGGCATGACTACACGCAACTGCTCGGGTGTAAACCGAGCATTAACTTCCGAAATTGATAGCTTCAACATAACGCCTTTCCCCCGATGCAAAGTCTTTCCCAGTAGGCTTGAAAATATTTTCAAATACAAACCTTCCCGAATCTGCCTTCCAATACAACTCACCTACGCCTTGTTTTCCTAGCCAACGACTTCTTATTTTTTGAACATGAACTTCGGTTGGCGCTCTAGGGTTTAACTTATCTCGGTGAATCGCCACGATGTTGTCTGCCTTGTTATAGAAATGAGCCGAGCCAGAGACAGAGTAACCATCAGGTACAGGGTAGTGACCTTCACGATCTTTAGTTAACTTAGAAGGGTGCGCTACAAGCCACACATGCACCCCTTGTTCACGAGCAAACTTACGGATGTACGTTAGGAACATCGAAACATATTCAGACTCATTAACGCCTTCTGATCGCTTCGTATGATCTAGTTCGTTGTAAGGATCAATCACCAACCCACGCATTCCAAATCGTTGGACTAATACCTTGGCTTTCTCTAATACAGAATCAATCGATGGTTGCTCTGGAAGAATGAAATGAAAGTGCTGATGCAACCATTCCTTACCTGACTCAAACTCTTCTCGAGTCATCGTGCGTATGCGTTTACCGATATGTTTTTCCATTAGCTTGGCTGAGTGCCATGTAATCGGTTGGTTCTCAGGAGAACATACGCCAATAACCCAACCACTTTTCTCCGCTAAATTAACCGTTAAAGCATCTAGCCATTCTGATTTACCCATGCTGGGAATGCCAGTTACGAGTGTCCATTGGGATGGAGTAGGGGAGTACAACTCATCAATGTTTGCCCAACCAGTAGGTTCCCCTGTGGGTAGACCATCCTCAAAGAGAGTATTTAAATCCTCAGAAATGTCGTGAACACTAAAGACTCCCTCGACTGGGAAGGACTGGGCGTTGTTGATACAGCCAGCTAAGACCTCTGCACCATGCGCCAACAATACTTCGTTAGCATCCTTGCAACCTTCTGCCCAAGTAACTCTCAAGCAACGATCTCTGCCTAGTCTTCTAGATAATTCTTCCTCAAGTTTGCGTCCTGGTTCATCGTTGTCCACCGCCAAGATGAATGTCTTGATGGTGTCTAGCTTTTCATCATCCAAATATTCAAACTTGGTTTCATAGTTCTTAGAGTTGGCGGCTGGTGCGCCATCAGGAACACTGATAGCGTACCTAAACCCAGCAACTTCAAGTGATAGGGCATCGATCTCACCCTCAGTGATAATCGCTGTATCGGTGACATCATCGATTTTGTAGAAGGTTTTCTGTGCGCCTCCAACTTGACGGAAGTTCTTCTTCGAATCACGGTACTTGATGTTGACTACTTCGCCATCACGAAAGTAGGGGAAAGCCAACGCTCTCACTTCCTCTTCGACTTGAGGCATCCAAACGGTTGCAGTCGTGACATGATTGCGTATCAATACATCCTTGGTTAGTCCACGAGTTGCAAGGAAATCAAAGGTTTTACTGTTTAACGGTTCTGGTTTGAAGTCTGGCTTGTAGTAAGTTCTGGTATGCGCCACAGTAGGCTTCGAGAACTCGCCTGTCTTCAGTCCACCAGACCAACCGCAATGCCAGCAATTCCACACGCCTCTGTCTGTGTTGACGTTAAGGCATGGATAATTTTTTTTCTTTCGCTGGTTGCTACACCTTGGGCAAGGTACTTTGACTTCTGCGCCAACACGATTTCCGAGTTCAATACCGAATGTTTTAAAATCTTTAAACATAGGAACTCCTAAAAAAAATAGAAGTTCCCATATCAAGTTGATCTAGATTAATCGTATGTATTTTTTTTCTCAAAGAAAAAAAATAAGTTCTTATATCAAATTGATCTAGATTAATCGTATATATATTTTTTCTTAAAGAAAAAATATAAGTTAAATTTAATATAGATTGATTGAATATATATCCAATTAATCTATATTTCATTGATATAGATTGATATATTATATATATAA